AAGAACGCATTGATGGCGTTAATTAAACTTATGAATCCCTTGCCTATTCCGGTCTTTGACGCTGCACCGATAAAGTGCTCAAGCGCAGATATAACGTCTTTTATCAGGGTACTCGCTAATCTGCCTAACGCTTTCCCGATCTCGTGAAGAGTCTTCGCCACTTCCGGGTTCGCCAACAGCTTGTCGATAAAGGATACAAACCCAGTGATGGATTCGAGCACCCCGCTCTTGGCGAACGCTTCTACAAAGCCAGTAATCCCGGCCCATGCTATATTTGCGATGTTCTTTATGAGGTCAGCTAGAACTCTCATTACTGGGGCTATTTTTCCGGCGATCCACTCGGCGAGAACGGCAACCTTCGTGATAAACACGTTGATCGAGTTGGTAAAATCATTCCCTTTTATCAGTTTGACAAACGGGGAAAGTACGCCCCATAAGGTCTTCACGACAGACACGACAACTTTGAACACGTTGGCAAGGGTCGCCCCCCACTTCACAAACAGGACACGATTGTCGCGAACCCAATCAAGGAGCTTCTGGAGGTATGGGGCAATAGCCTGCCTGAGCGGCCAGAGCAGGTTCTTCAGGAAGATGTCCTTGGCGATCGACATGGTCTTGTTGATCTCGGGCATGTAGGTCTTCATCGTGTTGAACGCGCTCTTTAAGGCGAACTTTATTCCTTCAACCTTGAGTAGCGCGACCATGAAAGCCCGGCCCATACCCTTCGTAGCCTGGACGGTTCTGTCGCCAAGATGCTCAAGCCCTTTGCCGACCTGGCTAAGGCCGTTAAGGAATGGCTTTGGGTCGAAGGTAAATCCAACGTCTTCTTCCTTACTCTGAGACAAGCTCTCCACCCTTTACGACCTCGTCAATAAGCCGGTCGTATTCGTCGTAGTCCATTCCCTGCAATGTCTCGTAGCCAAACCCGCCGTATGAGGCCTTCGCCACCATAAGTGATTCCATGATAAGCGCTCGTCGGTCGAAATCTATGTTTTCCGTTGCCGAAGCAAGCCATTCAAATCTATGTCTGCCCTGGCTTAATCCCCCTGGAGCGCGGAAGCGAAAAAAGAGCTTGTCGGCACCTCCTGGCGGTATTCTTTCCCGCACTTGAGACATATTGCCGACACTTCGTTGTCGGCCGCCCAAGACTTAAAACCTACTCCGACCTTTCGCGCATCGACTATGTCCATCCTTTCGAAAAGCATCGGGCACCATGTGACCCGCCACTTCGCATCGATATCTGCCCCATTGGCCTGTATGAGGGACTCTGCCCATATAGCGAACTGAAGCCTCAAGTCGTCTCGTTGCCCAACCTTGCCCGCCGCCTTCATGCAGTCGCCTAGCGTAGCGAGGCGGAACTTCAAGGACGTGACCGTCTCGATGGGCTCGCCAGTTGCCTTATCCTTGAAAACTATTGGCGTTCCCAGGTCTACGGTGAACTCGGGAATATCCTCCGACTCTTTTATCGGAAGTTCGCTCACCTTAACCTGATCCTCGTCCTCGTCGCGATACCTAGACGTGCCGCATCGGGGGCAGGTGTACTCGATGTCGATCGTGTCTGACACGCCTAGCGATATCATCGATTTGAATGCCAGCCATTCGGCCAGAGACCATGAAATCGACCGAAGTGCTGTCCGGATCTCAGCCTTGTCGCTTATTTCCTCGCCATCGAGATCAGATAATGATTCTATGCTTCCAACGTCGTAAGCCAAAAGCGCCTGGTAGAATTCGCCGGCTTCGGCAGATTTGCGCGCGTCGGCAAGAGTCCCTGCTGTCGGCTTCTTCATCACAACGGAAACAATAGTCCGAGCTCCGGACTTGAAAGGATATGGTAGGTTCATAGAGCGCCTCCTCTCTTAAACCTTACGCCGGATCGACTGCGGTTATTGCATACGGGACGATATGACAGTCGTTCTTCGCATAACTAACGTTCCCCGCGTCGTACTCAGGCTCGAGCAGTTTGGTCATCTCGCAGGCCTGGCAAATGAACTGCTGGAATGGCTGGCCCATCGCGTCCGTGTCGACAATGAGCATGTCATGTACTTCGTTATTGAAGTACCAGGACCGTAGATACGGAAGAGTCGACGAGCCCTTGTCGAGCTTCCAAGTGAAGTCGAGCTCCGGCACCTTGATCACGCCGTTCTGGATATGCCTGACGAAGTTGAACTCGGGCGCCTCAATGACGCCCTTCTCGAAGTTGATCTCCGAGACCTTCACGAGGCCAGGAAGCTCTACCCCATCCGCATAGACGCGGCGCTTTAATGCTAGATCGTTGCGCTGGCTAATTTTCTTACCCTCCCTTTTCTTCTACGAGAGGCCCCAGGCTGTACCGCCCAGGGCCCTCATTGCCTTTACTCGACTAATCCTCGCCTAGCTCTTCAGCAGGATGCCCACGCCAATCTGGATCGACCCCGCAGGAGCAGGATAGGTGAAGTACACATCCAGGTTCCTATTGCCCGCCTGGAGGCTCGCGACCGGGTTATTCACCGGGTCGGCGCGAACCTCGAAGTGGTCGGTAGGCTTGGAAGCCGTCTGGTTACCGTTTACGTCGACCGTAACTATCTGGCCGAAGGTCTCGCCCAGGACTACGTTTCCCGTCGATCCCACGTTCCAGAGTTGATAGAGAAAGTTGAGGATCGCCATCTTGTCGCTCTGGATGCGATTCAGGCTGTTTGGCGTATTCTCCGAGGTCTGAAGGCTATTCACCGAGGAGACCTTGATGAAGTTGCGCATGAGCACGCCGTTGGCAAAGCTGAACTCTACCGTAACCGATGGGGTCATAAAGTTGCGGATCAGGTAACCGTAGCCCGCCAAGAACTCGACGCAGTTGATCCCCGCATTCGCAAGGTCTGTCCGATCGGTGGGGTTGGAGAACTGTACGCCCACGAGGCCGACGAGACCCTGGAGAGAGATGTCCTTCGTGCAGGGGATGAAGTGGACCCCCTTCGCTCCGATCGACTGGCACCAGGCTCCCATCGCGTGCCCGACAAGAGGGATGTTTCTAGCTAGCGCGAGGGGGGAGGCCGAGAATGGGTCCTGCCTCTGGCCCCAGTGACCCAGGATCACCGCGTCGACCTCGCCACCTCTCTGCCAGTTGTAGCCGTAGGTCTGTAGCTGCTGCTTCGTCTGGTTGGCGGGAAGCTGGACTATGGCTATCGGATTGTCGCCCAAAGTCCTGTTCTCGCAGTAGAGCTCGAGAGCCTGCTGAGTCGGCTGGTCGGTCGTCTCGGCCATCGCGATCATGCGAACCGGCGCCGAGTTGAGCGCGGCGAAGGCCCGGTTCCACTGGGTAGCCGTCGACAAGTTCCCGACGTCGGCCCCCGCCGTGTATGTCGCGCCTGTGACCGCAGCCTGGTCCGCATAGCAGGTCACTGCCTGGGGGGCAGGCATCTTGAATCCCGAGATTACCGTCGTCACCGTCGTATTGACCGTCACGCTTAGGTAATTACTCGCGGCGAAGATAGCAGGCGGGTAATGGTTGGAATCCGCCGAGTTGAGGGAGAGCCAAGTCTGGCCGAGAGCCTGGTCGACCTCGACCTCGGCGCCCGATATAGCCCTGCGATAGGTATGGATGCGGAAGGAGGGGATGAACACATAGTCGCCTATGATGAGCATCCTCGAAGCCGTTACCCAGCTGTCGGCGACCGTGACCGTCTTGGTAGAGGCATTGATCGTGACGATGGTCGTCCAGAGGTAGGTCGCGTGCGTCGAATCGTAGACCGCGATGATGTCGCCGATCGCGAGGTCGAGCACCGAGTTGAGCTGGAGTGTATTCGTCGCGTTGACCGTCGCCGCCGAAGCAGTGGTGAATCCGCGATAAATCGTAGGGAAGGTTGCGGTTCCAGGAACTGGCGTTCCCGCCGATCCTGCCGCCCACGCCTCGAGCCTGACGCCCGAGCGGTTACCAGGAGCCCCGTACTCGGGGATAGTCTGATATGCGGGGCTTATGGCTAGGGGCTGGTGGGTCGCGCCGCCCGTTCCGTCCGGAAGCGCCATCGAAGCGATCGTATCGGTGATCAGCCCAGGGGTGCCAGCCGCGCAGTTCGGCGCCGAGTATACGTAGAGCTGCGCCGGCTGACCGCCCAGGTTCTTGAAAAACCCGTCTACGCAGTCAGGCCCGAACAGGCTCGAGTAGTCCTGCGACCCAAAGATCGTTTGAGCATCCGTAGGCGAGTTGATAGGAATCGCGGAATCGAACTTGCGAGACATCTGGCATATCAGTCCCGCAATCGTGAACGACGCCGCTACGACGTTGGAGCCCTTCCTTGTGGGAAGGTTCCGCCCGTATACGCCCTGCTGTCTGAGCGCCATTTAGAGGACCTCCTGGACCGTAAATATGTCCGCTACGGCCGCGAACTCGTGATGCGCCGGAATCCAGGCATCTACGGGTTTCGTCTCGCCCGGCATGAACGTCTCAACGATCATGCCGTCCAGAGTAATTTCCTGCTTCCAGTTGCGGTTGTTTGTCAGAAGTTTTTGGGCCTTCTCGACGACATTGGCCGCGATGTCCGGAGCAAGATTGCTTCCAACATCGGGAGGGTCGTTCTTCCCTACCTTGCTATTGTCCATCTCTCCCTCCCTATGGATCTACCGTACTCAGTTTTCCAAGCTCCTGCGTATATGTAAACGTCTGGCCGAGCACCGGGCCAACCCACGACCTGAGCGCCCGTTCTTCGTGAACCTCTATCGCGACTACCCAACGTATCTTCGGGATCATCGTAGTCCCCTCGACCGGCTCGACGTAGACAGGGTCCTCCGGATAAGGCATCTCGTTCGCCCTTCCGTTGATCCATACTCTGCTCGAAGCCAAGAACATTCTAGCACATCGAGCCGCCATCGCAAGGACCTGAGAATGCCGGGCTTCACAGTCGACTATTATATCGAAAGTCTGCATCCACGGCATCCTGCGTAGCGAAGCCGCGCCCGTAGGCCCTATCGAGTCCTCTACGATAAACGTATCCTGCGTATCCTGATTGTTTTTCGGCACCATGCCCCAAATGGAGATCGAAGGAAGCGCCGCCTCTTGCTGCTGGACCCCGTAAAGAACAGGAATCGAAAGGGACATCTGAACTGTCGCGTGCGAATACTTCATAGTCGACCCGTCGTAAAGGTCAGTGAAGAATATCAGACCCGACCCCTCGTCGAACCTACCGACTTGGTGAGTCTCTGAGTTTGCGCCATCAGAGATATACACAACAGCCCCTCGTTCGAGGTAGGTGAGCGAGCTCGGCGCTATTGAAGCGGAGCCCGCCGCACACGAGACCGTACCAATAGGGTAACCATTCGGCAAGAGCGCGTTGACCGCCTGCTGAATGCCGAGTTGTACGCCCTGGAGGATATCGAGGGGGAAATCGTCCCAGATCGCATAGCATCCGGAAATTATGAGCCAGTCCTCGTTGTTTGAGGTCGGAGTGATCGTAATCCGGTCAGCACTGGTCCACCCGTTGATGCCGAATGTGTCCGACTCGAAGTTAAGGTTGGTCTGCATCATAAACTGGTGCGTGGCGTCGAATTGGATCGTATAGAAGTAATCGGACGGGGTATTCGTCCTGACCCGTTTGAGTTCCCTCGACCATACCGACAGCACGATCTCGCTGCACTTCGAAACATCGACTGACCCTATCGACTTCGAGAACGACTGACCAAGCGACCCTGCCGGTATATGGATAATAAGCGAGTTCCCGAGATATTCGGAAATGTAGTCCGCGTGCTGATTAAGCGTAAACGATGAACCGGCTGGACCACTCCAGCCAGTTGCCGACGTAAGCTGGTCTAGCGCTACCTTCATCCCGCATCCCTCTGCTCGGCCTTTTTCTCGGAGTCCGTCTTCTGACCGAGTATCTCGGCGACCCAGTCTCGGGCTTCAATGAGCTTGAGCGCACGCTTGTTATCCTCGCGCACATACGACGCTATCGCCTGCCTTAATTCTTTGGCGGGGTCTCGTTCTTTCAGCTTGGCCATCAGAGCATTGTAGGCGTAGCGCATGGCTGGCCTCGGGGGAATGCGAATAGGAATCCCCTTCCCGAACCCGTTGGAGATCGAGCAGCCGTACTCGTGTACTGCGAACAGATCCTTCAGCTTGAACTTTGACCGCACGATAGACCCGTCCGCCTTCTGAACCATGTGAAAGCCGTCTCGAGGCCTGACGACGTACTTTTTCACTCCCTCGTCCCTGAATACTTCCATCATGTTCGCGTAGGTGTCTTCCGCCTCGTCACCAAGACCATAGAGAGGGGATTCGGGCCTATCGAAGCCCATCGCTTCCTTTCGACTGATCGTGGCTTCCTTTATCGGCGCGAGTCCGAATAGGTTTTCCTTTATCCCGTCATGGAACTCCGACCTAAGCGCCTGAGCCTGCCCTTTCGCGCACGACTCTATCGCGTCAGTGACCATCTTCGGCAAGTTGGCGATCCGACGAGCGATCGCCGTCTTGTTTATCGAGAGCCGCTGATTGACCATCACCCCAGCCTCGTAAGCCCGAAGGTGACGTACAGATAGCCGTTCGCGAACGAGCCCGCGCGAGCCTTCTCCTTGACCTCGTAAGCGTTTCCGTTGACCTCTCCGAAGATGGCCTGGATGTCTATCGTCATCCTCTTGGTCTCGAGATCGTCGAAGGCGAGACCATTGTCGATGAAGTCCTGGGCCGCCACCCAGACAAGGACATCGCACGACTGCTGAAGACCCGCCTTCTCGAGCTGGTACTTTGTGGGCTGGTAGTCGATCGTCGCCGCATTCTGCGTCATTGTGACCTTATCTGTAGGCCTGCCAATGATGTCGCCGTAGCCATCCCGAACAACACCCGCCTCGCCACGGACATGAATCACGACCGGCTTGCCGTACTCCATTTCCATAGCCTGAGCGTCGAGAAGGCCATGCTGGTACTCGAGATTGACGGCGCCAGGAGCGATCGCCTGGTTTATCAAGAACCTGCTCCCGTCATGTATGTTCGCAGCGTAGCAAGGCCCTCACGGGCGAGCTCGCGCCGCATGTGAGTCCATTTCCCGCTTTTACCGAACGATCTGGAGTATCCCTGACCCGAGAGATCGCCGCCGCCCGTCTTCGATCCGACCATGGCGAGGGCCTTCTCGGCGCAGAGGCAGGTAATCGCCTCCTGGACGTCAGAGGGCATCGTAGAGTAGCCGTATGTGTAAACGATGACGATGTTTCGCGTTCCCTTGTAGAAGATCGGGATATAGGTCGACTCGTTGAAGTTGGCCTTCGCCTTCAGGATGCCTTCATCGGGAATGACCTGGATGGCGCTCGGCGTCAGGTAGTAGAGATTCGAGTCGACATTCGTGTAGTGAATGTTGATAAGCGACACGATAGGCCTTCGGCGAAGGATCATGAGCGAGCTGCCCGTTCCGTCGTAGTATTCCGTCGCCTGCTGAATGCCCGAGAAGCTCTGCCTGGTTTTCTGCGTCACCCACGGCAGAACGAAGTTGTCGCGCACGTTGGCGAGCCAGTTGTCCGACACCGCCGAGTAATAAGTGATCGTCAGCGCTACTCCCGCGCCTCCAGAGAGCGTCGGGGTGTCGAGAACGATGACTCCATTCGTCGGATCGCTCGTAGTCACCGACAAGATGCACGTGTTCGGCGCAATGCCCGCGCCCGTGATGAACATATAGGGCATGAGCCCCAGAGAATTGATCCCCGTAACGATAGCCTGACCTCCAGTCCACGTTCCCACTCTGGAGAGCGTAGACTGGAGGTCGAGCCCAAACCCCTCGAGCTTATTGCGAATATCGCTCGGCGCGGGGATTCCTAAAATCACGAGGCATTCTCCTCGTAGCCTTCAACGTCGAGCTGCAAATTGCCTGACCCGAGAGCTGTGATGGTCACCAAATATGCCGTGTTGGGCTTCAAGTTATACTCAGCCCCTGCATTGATAGACATTTGGGCGTTTCCTTTCCCATCCACCGGAACGTAGTCGGCAGGGAGCGCCACGCCGCCTGTTGCTCCTGTCGGAGCCCTTGTGAGCACCGACTGGAACTTGTTTAGCGGCCAATTCCGGTTGTAGTTCGAGAAAGGCACGTTCACGCCGCCCACCAAGCCAGTCACGCCCTCCGTCAGGTACATATTCCCGCCGAGAGCCAGCGCAAGCCTAAACTTGCAATGGAGCATGATCGACCCCACGACCAGCGAATACACACCGGGGCCCGTAAACGTCGCCTGGTAGTCGGACGCCGCCCACAGTTGGCCCAAGTGGCTCTTGTGATGGTAGTAATCCGCCATCACCTCGGCGTGAAACGAGTCTATCTTGGACATTTACAGCCTCCGCGCGATGACCGTTATCGACCGGGCAGCAGCGGTTGCGCCACCGGAATCGGTAAAAGTGAGCGGAGCGAGCGCGTAGCCTGCCGCGTTCGACCTGGGGTAGAACTTGTTGTACGGGATGATGTTCTGGCCCATCCTGGTGATCGCGTTCGCCACCGCCGACACAATCGCGTCGGAGAATGCGTTCGCTCCCGCCTTGCCGGTGACTGCGCTCGAGGCGACCGATGTCTCTGTCCTGACGATCACGTCTATGACCTCGAAGTCGAAGATGAGGTCCGGATCGGGCGGACCCCCCTGAGTGACTCCGTTCGCGCC